ACCTAATTGTTTCTTCCCCCAAAAGGTTTCATATGCTTTAGTCACCTCCTCTTGAAAGGTTTTAGAAATCAATGCGTTATGATCGAAGTCTTCCCAGTTCATTCCCTTTCCTCCTCTAACATTTCTTCTTCTTCCCTTTTAGCTTTCGCTAAAGTCATTGCATCAAGTTCTTCCTCTTCCTCTTCTTCGGGTTCAAATTCGTGCCAGTATTTATTTTCCATTGTCTTCTATTCCTTTATTTAATTCTCTTTCAACTAACTTTTCCATGTGCCAATTCTTATAGTCAGGGTCAGCTTGAGTTTTCTTTGTCAACTCTCCCCATTTACCTTTTTTAAATTCTTTGTACCAAAAATCGTTTGTCCATATAAACTCAGTATTGATATCAGTATCAAAAGAATCTAATTCTAGTTCATTTAAAAAACTAAACAGACCATCTATTTGTTCTTTAACTTCATCGACTACATCTACTATTTCCTCCATTAAATTCATTGAATCTATTCCTTCATCTGGTTCTTCAACATATGTTTTCCCGTCCTTTTTAAGTATATCTTGATCCATAGGAAAGCAATTATCATATACCCACTGAGCACTACTCTCTCCAATGTTTAGTAACCTATCTTTTATCGCATCGATAAGTAATTTCTCTCTGTCTATATATTTTGTAAAATCAATCATTGTTGTACTCCTCTAGTAGTTTTTGTAAGGACAGGTACAGTTCAAAGTATTTATGGTCAGGGTCAAGCACTCCTTTAAAGTGCTCGGTCATAATGTAGTGCATGGTTTCTTCTATCATATTTCTAGGTTGGTTTATATATTTAAAATCTTTAGGTGTTATCTCAGTCCTCATAGGGTTGTCGGTTGTTTGTCGTATAGCTCCCTCAATGGTACTATAGCCTTGATCGAAGCTACAATGAGGAGTCAAAGAGGAAAGGCAAGTTAAACATATATCACCCTCTCGGTCCATACCTCGCAAGGTCATTCCACATTGATTACAAATCTTCATGAGCTAGTCTTTATATCAAGACTCAGCAAGAAGATTAACATAAACATTAGTAACATTTCTAGGCTCATTGTTTTAATTTTTTAAGTTCTTTCAAGACCGATTTATATTGCTCGATCTTTTCTTCGTGACTACTAGCTCGCCCTGTAAATAGGTGAGGCAAGTCCTTAAGATGCCACTCTATGTATACTTCCTTGTAATCACTTACAATTCTGTACACAAAGGCAGTCTCGTCTATGTATTCGGTAACGCTCATAATGAACAGATAAAGATAAGAGTTGCCCATGTTGCAAGAACAATTACTGGACTAACAAGCCATACAATCGCCTGTTCTTTGCGTGAAGCTTTAAGTGATTCGAACATTTCTTCTATGTCCGAGGTTTGGTGGTTTGGTTTTTTCATTTTGTTTTTTCTATTTGGTTAAGAGTTTTTAAGAATATTTAATCCGATATCGCAATCATTAATAGGCTCATTGATAAAGTTTGAAGAATCCATAACATAAGTGAAGCCTTTAGCTTGGTTATAACCTTTACCGCACCGCAAAGCCTCGTTTAGGGCATCAATACTTAATTGCCACCGTTCGCAATCCTCAAAATCCATGCAATCCGATTGATAATGTACATAAAGGGCTTTTTCTGATTCTAACGCTGATTTAGTGTAGTGAATAGTTTTCATGTGATGTTTTATTTGATTAATTGATAATAAGTAGAAGATCATAGTTAGATCAGAAATAAAAAACTTTAGCGAGAATTATTTGTCATGTGATAGCTAAAGTACTGATTTACAATGATTTAAAAAGTAAAATAAATTTTATAGTTTTATTGATGAAATGACAGTAAAGCGAAGGTCAGTGTTGCAAGTCTATAACTGGCAGGACTTGATGAAAAGATTGAGATTGAGTTTGTAGTGTTTATCAAGGATTCAATAGACTGTAATAGATTTGAATGATTTCAATATAGATTGAAAATTAAACGAAAAAGGAAATACAAATTTACAAGTGATAACGCATTATCGATAGCAAGTAATCGCATTTAACCCTGTTGATCTGTTGATTTGCGTTGGATACTATAACATAGCTCTAGTATTCCCTAAGTCGTTGATTATCAGCAATTAGACATAATCTATATTGTGCGAACGTTGTTGATAATCAACAAGTTATGACATTAATTTTAGCAATACCCCGCCCCCACAGTAATTTTATGGGGGTAGCTCGGGGGTTTTTTCCGTTCGCGTATATAGCGTAACCCCTTCAAATTTTTTCAACTAAATGTTAAATAGAAAATTTCTAATGCCGATAAACTATTCCTGTTCTTCTTCGTCCTCTTCATCTACTTCAAAGTCTGCATCAAATTCAATAACACTCATAGCTAGAAGATCATATTTAATGAACTCCAGGACTCCTATGATTGTTTGGTCATTCAATTCGAACTCCCCTTTATAACGATTTATTAAATTACATAAGTCGTTGGTTAACAAGTCTGTCTGAGTATCTATGTCCATATCTTGAAATTTAAGGCTTTACAAATCTGAAAATCGATTATAATGTTTTATTAAGACCTCCTCGAGGTGTATATTAAAAAGTAAGGTATTAAAGAATCATAATGACTTAAACTAAAGAAGTCGATACTTCGTTCTTCTCCTTCTTAGATCATGAAAACAAGAATACCCTGTCCTTTAATATTTCTTTAATTAACAAAAGCTTTTAAGGCTAGGTGTGTCTAAAGACCTACAATAACTAGTTATCATAGCTTTTATAAAAGGAAGGGTCTTCGTCAGGGTCGACCCTTTTCTTATAAGTTCTTTATACTTATGTATTTACACTAACTACCGAAGCACCTATATTAATCACTAAGATGTAAAGATATGTTAATAGGAGTAGCGTAGCTACGACCACAGCATAGCCCTAGGACCTTTAAGACTTCTCTTATGAAATGAATCAGTAAAGGATGTTAACTCTTGATCCATTAGTTCTTGTTTCCTGGAGTTAATGTTATTGTCTACAGATTGATTCATTTGTTCTACCCAATAGTTAACAGCAATAGAAAGAGCATCTAATCTATCATCATGATTAAGAGAGCCTTTATCTTTTGTTATACGACTAAGTTGATAGAATAACATATACTTAGCTTGATGTTCTATAGGATACCCTTGAGCACTCTTATAGTCTTTAGTAACAACAGAAGGGTCTACAATTAGTTTATGTTGATTAAGGACAGGTTCAAGGACATCAATGATTCTAAGTTCTTTTTGTTTAGAGTGTCTTACTTCTTCAACAGAACAAGGGTAGGAAGTCATAAGGATAGGTTTAAGTAGTTCCATGAACATACCATCACCAAAGTTAGACTCTATAATAATCTTGTTAACCTTGTTTGTTTGAGCGATGTGTACTAGTTGTTTAAGAGTTTGCTCATCGTACCCACCTTTTAGCCCACCAGCATCAGGAACAAAGAGTTGACCGTTAAGCATCTTAACTACAGCGTACCCTGTTTCATCCTTTCCTCTACCACTAGGGTCAATAGACAAAACAGAACCAGTGTACTCTACCATGTCCCCTAAAGTCTTAGAAGGCCTGTGGTATCGATCTCCACCTAGTCCTACATTGGGAAGGTCTTTGTTTTCGTTATCAGGATCACTGGACCATATAATCTTCTCAGGAGCTAGGTCACTATCAATATCTGTTATAATAAGATCGTTAATCTTCAAAGGATACCTATCAGCGTCAGATAGCCTAGGATTAAGCATGAACTGTAAAGCATACCCTGTACGTCCATAAGAGAGCTTACGCTCTTCTAGGTCCATATCAGAGAACCTAAGAGGCTCTGTGGTGTGTCCTACGGTCTCTTCTGTTATCTGTTCTTGTAGGAAAGGGGCTATGTCATTGTCGTAGTTCTTTAACACTAAGTCTTGCTGTGGGTACTCAGAGGTCCATATACGAGCGTCATAGCCTCTCTCACGCAGTTTGTTATAGATAGAGTCCTCGCATTGAGGTGTGCCTAGAAAGAGAATCCTAGAGGTGTCTAAGGGCTTTATAATAGCTTCAAACTCTTTTACTTGTTCATCGAGCTTATCACGCATACCTTGAGTAGCAGAGTTGTTAGGTACTTCTATATCGTCTGCAATGATGATGTCAGCACGGCTACCTGTTAACTGAGAGGAGATACCGAGGGACTTAACGGAAGGTGCGTGAGCAGCTGGAGCAGGTCCTACGTCAAAAGCGATCTTAGAGAACCTTTGATCGTTCTTAGGGATTAGTCCTTGTAAGACAGGAATGTCATGTATGATCTTCAAGGTAAAGGTGGAGAAGTCATCAGCACGGTTCTTA